CCATTATCAGCATAAGCTTCTCTTCTGATTGGAATATTATAGATGTTAAACGGTCCTGCTAAAGTTGTACGAGTAACAATCTTTCCTATTACATCATCTTCAAAGAAAAGACAGCACCCACCATTCATTAAAGCAAGTTCCATAAATCGTTCATCTACAGTATCAGGAAGTCCTTTATATTCAAACCTAGCAAGTGCAATCTCGATAAGTTTATCGTAATAATGAACAAAGGATTCCACATTATTATCTGCGGATTCCCAAAACTGTCTATTCTGAACACTTCTTCTACTATTATTTCTTGCCATGCGTTATTCTCCTAACGGAACATTAGTTAATTCATAGTTGCCTACGTTGTTATGGTCTGCCCACCATGTGATACCTCTATCAAACAGAGTTTCAAGTTCTGTGATTGTATCAGCAGGTATATCTCCTGTAAGAATACAGCCAGAAGTCTGTACATATGTATAGCGTGAACGGTTGTGAAGTGAAGGCGTTTTAAGTTTGTTGATTTGATAGCCAAATTTGGTAAAGTAATCGTCAATCTGTTTTGCTTTCCAGTAGTCAACTGTTCTACTTACTAGTCGGTAACCATTTTCATCAAGATTTGATAATATAAACGGCTTGTCAAGACCTCTAGGTGTATCAGGCTTATTTCTAGCAGATAGCCATGAAGAAACAAAACCTCCAACGCTCTGAATACCATCTCTTAGCGTAATTGCTTTACCAACTTTGTCACTACTGGATACTAGAGCATTTGTAGCAATAGACGTGGCAAGAGTTGCAATAAAAGCACCACTATCTATGTTCTGCGCTCTCCATAATGCGTAACTATCTTGTACCCAAGCGCATTCAGGAAAAGAAGTAATTTCTGCACCTGAATTGAAGTCTACAGCCTGACCTCTATAGTTCCTAGGAACACACAGAAGAGCAGGTGCAGGATTCATGATTGCATAAATATAAAAGTTGCAAGAGTCAAGGTTAGTGATTGTGTTGCCATTTCTGAAATCCTCAATAGCATATGTATGAGTATTTCCTGAATATTCTAAGTCGAGTTTACAGAATGGGTAGTTATACAATTTATTGTTTTTAGGCGTATAACCCTGGAATGCGTTATTTCTACATTCTGACTTACTACAGCCAAAATCTGTATGCTGAATTACACTTTCATTAGGAAGTCCCGCGTAAGATGATGCACAATAAATTGCAATAATAGGGTCTTTACCTGCCGATACAGCTCTAGCAACAAACTGCTTCAATTCTGTAATCTGAGAAGAAGTGAACACATTGAATACAAGACCCGAGTAAACATTATTTACTACACCTGTATCATTTTCGGTGATATCTCTCCATCTATATTTCTGAATATTTGAATCGTAAATAAGAACTTGACTAGTGAGAACTACGTACTCATTATTGGCTTCAACTCCTACCTCAAAATTAGTATAATAGCTGTCAACGTCTGTAATAGAATCTGCTTCGCAATGTTCATACAATCCGTCTGTCCTTGTATGTTCACGTACTACAAGACTGTTCTTCAAAACCATCTCAAAATACCAAGTCTGAATAATATCAATCTGATACGTAAATTCTACGCACTGATTATTAATATATTCTGTGTTAATAATGAATGCATAAAACCATTTACTTCCGAAAGAGGTATTTCTGAAAAGCAGATAATTTGCAGAATATAAGTCAGAAGCTGAACCTTCAATCCTCATTGTATTTTTGTTAACACGCTGATATGTGTTAGCATCAACAGTCAGAACAGCTTTACTATTAAAGTAATTAAACTGGTCTGTGGGATTTGGAAAATATAGGGTATCCTGATACTCATTTCCTAGAGGAACGTTTTTACAAATCTTAATAGTTGAATTAGGAATAATATTCATAAATTTCCTCCATATTAAGAGAAAAGGGCAGGCAGAACCTGCCCCTTATTCTCATTCACTAACTGTGACTGAAACTGTGGCTGTTTTTGTAGAATCAGCAGAACTTGTGGCTGTGATAGTTGCAGTTCCTTCGGCAACACCTGTGATAACACCTGCATTGTTAACTGTAGCAATAGTCGGGTCAGATGAAGTATAAATAACTGCCTTACTAGCGAAGTCACCTCCGTTAACTGTAGCAGTAACCATAGCCTGACCACCAACTTCAAGGGTTACAGATGCAGGAGAAACTGATACACTTGTAACTGTCGCCGTAGTATCGTCAGCGAAAAGCGCACAGTTTGCAAACGGTGAAGTTGCGAAAATCTTGGCAACATGATACCAATAGTTTCTGTACAGACCTTCCTCATTTTCACGAGAACGCGTCTCTTCATCTACATCATAGACCTTGAAGAAATCTGCATCAACAATGATACCAAGAATAGAACCAAGGGTTTCAAGCTGGTTAGCAGTAAATCTTGAATAATTTGCCTGACCTGCAAACAGCATATCAAGTCGGTCCCAGTCAAATTCATCAAAGCCATCAACCATAACTCTGTGACCAAGGAACTCGGCTTTATTCATGTTGAAAGCAGAAGCAAGAACTTCAACGTCCATCTTGGCATCCATTTCTGCGCTAAGAATGAGATACTGCCCGTTCTTTTTGACTTCGTTGTGTACGTGAGCAATGTTATATTTTGTGTTCTTAAATTCCATAGAGTTGGAAGCACCCTTGAAAGCAGTTGCAAGCGCCGTTGTGCTAGAACCTGTAGGAATACCAACAAGGGTAATCTGTCCGGAAAGTGCTCTCTTTGCGAGCATATACTTCATAACCTGGAACTCATCATAACTAGCAGATGTGTACAGCTGTTCAATGATACCAGTAATAAAGTTCGTTACACCATCTGCGGACATGAAAGCACGTTTAAGGTCTCTCTGCTGAATGGTTACCTTGTAGTACTTTTCAAAGTTCAGTACATAGAAGGTAGAACGCACATCAGGCATCTCACGTTTTTCTACATTAGTTTCAGCATAAGCAGGGTCATACTGGTACACTTTAAGAAGTTCGATAAATACATCTTCAATGACCTCACCAAAATCAAGCCTGCCTGCCTTAAACATTGCCCAAGGATTTTCATACATTTTTGATGTAATGAGAACCTTGCCAATTCTATTTACTAATGCACGAACAAATTCATTCTGAAGTTCAGGCTTATCCATGATAATTTTACCAATTTCACGGATACTTTCAGCATCAGGTGTAGCGATAGGAACATAATTTCTGTAATCAATACTAGATGAATTACGAATAGCATTCAGTACATCTGCTGAGCTATTCGTGAATGTAACTCTCTGTGGTCTAACTGGCATAATATTTGCCCTCCTTTAGTTTAATGTAAATAAATCATTAATTGAAATGTTGTTGGCTCTCTTTGTGTAATCATCTTCATCATCGTCTTCATTATCGTTTCCAAGAATATCCTTATCATTCTGTGAATGACCGAAAAATCTTTCCTTATATCTTTTTCTCCAAGATGCGTCAAGTTCCTGATACCTAGTTTTCCAATTTTCATTGTCACTGTTTGAGTCAACGTTTCCTAAAGTATCTTCAAAATCCTGAATCATAGATAACGCATCATCGTCATCACGCTCACCAATTAGTGTGTTAACATAATTCATGAGTTCATCCTTAGTTTTGACAGCCATATAAATTACCTTCCTCTTCTGAATAAGTTATATTTTTTCGATGTTGCTAACCACTTTACCCATAATGGCATACCGCTTTTTTCACCTGTGGGAGTAGGAGAATAATCCGTAATTGTCTGAAATACCATTCCTCTTAGGTTTACAATCGTTTCATCTCCGGTTAAATAAAAGATAGAATAAGGCGGTTTAGTATTTGGTAAAGTCCAACATGCTCCTGTAGAAGAACCTGTGCAGGAATATCCACTGTTTGTGAGAACCTCATTTTGTCCATCTGCTTGGTCTAAATGAACGTGTTCTCCGAATGCATTTCCTGCTGTACCTGTGTGATAAATAATGTCACCTTGACTATAATATCCTGAAACTGGTGCTATATCATCATGCACTAGTTCTAATGACACAAATGTAGGACCAAGGGGAGTTAAAACTGGTACTGTGCTATAGAAATAGGCTCGATGATTTGTTGCACTAGATGCGTCCAAATATCCGTCAAAAGGTGCGTACACCGGATAGTTCGTCTGTGAACTAGATGTATCAGGGTCCCCCCAGTCACATGCATAGGTACAACAGTGGCTATAAGATGCCATATCTCCTGGAGTACCTCTCTGTGTACAGTTCATATAATCCAGTGGAAATAATGACACTTGATAACCATCTTTGTATGCTTTCTGACCTGCTAACATTTTTTCTCCAAGTCTGCTATTTTTCTCTTGCAAACTTCTCTTCTATCTGCTGATTTTAAATAGTGCAAGCCTAGATGATAAATCTCTAAAAGAGTTTCATTATCTAAGTCCTCAGGTAATTCATAAGGAAATACTTCTTCAGGGTCATCACCACATGCAATCCTGTTAACAATATCTTTCAAAATTTTGCATGTCATGACAGTTTAGCGTTAACAATTCTCTGAATGAATTTTGGATTGTAACCGGCATTAGTAAGTGAATCAACTCTGT